TACTGACGGAACAAGTGGAACAAGTGGTACTGATGGTACAAGTGGAACCGATGGTACAAGTGGTACTGACGGAACTTCTGGTACAAGTGGAACCGATGGTACAAGTGGAACCGACGGAACAAGTGGAACTGACGGAACAAGTGGAACTGACGGAACAAGTGGAACTGATGGCACTTCTGGCACTTCTGGTACTGATGGAACAAGTGGAACTGATGGAACAAGTGGAACTGACGGAACAAGTGGAACTGATGGCACTTCTGGTACAAGTGGAACTGACGGAACAAGTGGAACCGATGGCACTTCTGGCACTTCTGGAACTGATGGTACAAGTGGAACCGATGGCACTTCTGGCACTTCTGGAACTGATGGTACAAGTGGAACCGATGGTACAAGTGGTACTGACGGAACTTCTGGTACAAGTGGAACCGATGGTACAAGTGGAACCGATGGTACAAGTGGAACCGATGGTACAAGTGGAACCGATGGCACTTCTGGAACAAGTGGAACTGACGGAACAAGTGGAACCGATGGCACTTCTGGCACTTCTGGAACTGATGGTACAAGTGGAACCGATGGTACAAGTGGTACTGACGGAACTTCTGGTATTTCTGGAACCGATGGTACTTCTGGGACTGATGGTACTTCCGGTACTGATGGAACAAGTGGTACTGATGGAACTTCTGGTATTTCTGGAACCGATGGTACTTCTGGGACTGATGGTACTTCCGGTACTGATGGAACAAGTGGTACTGATGGTACAAGTGGAACTGACGGAACTTCTGGTGTGTCTGGAACTGACGGAACTTCTGGTACTGATGGAACAAGTGGTACTGATGGTACAAGTGGTATTTCTGGAGTAAATGGTACAGATGGTACATCTGGAACAGGATTTAATGCCATAATAAACCCAGCTGATTATAGAATCTTAGCAGCAACTGGTTCATCAACAGACCAAGCAATTGCTCAAACAAATCTTACTTTCGATGGTTATTTATTAACAATCGATGGTAGTATTTTATTAAATACAACACTATCTTTAGGTGTTTCAAGTACATCAGTTGTGGCTACATTTAGTAACACTTTAGGACGAGGAGTTTATTTTGACTATTATGTTTTCGGAGATGCTGGAACTAGAAGTAGAATGGGTACAGTTATGGCTATATTTGATAGTACTTTAGTTCAATATACTGACACATCTACTACAGATTTAGGACTTGATACGAATGATATAGACTTTTCTGTTACCAATTCAGGTAGTGTTATTAGTTTAAATGCTATAGTAACTGCATATACTTGGGATATTAAAACAGGTATAAGAATTATATAATATTTTTTATTATAGGTTATAATTTATTAAATATGAATTCATGAAATTTATATATACATAGATTAGATTTTATCTATTCATGGCTTTTCTTTTGGAGAGTGAAAAAAGAAAAAATAATAAATGAATCAAGAATTCGTAACAAGACGCGGTTTAATATCACAAGGTGGTATAACATTTCCATATGTTGGTATATCAACGACATATTCAATATCTTCAGACGATTATTTTATAGAATGTACTTCAGGTACTTTTAATGTAACTTTACCAACAGCTGTAGGTTCAGCTGGTAAAATTTATGTAGTTAAAAATAGTGGAACTGGAATAGTAACGATTGATACTACTTCATCTGAAACAATTGATGGAGTTCTTACAAAAACACTTAATCAATATGATAGTGTTATATTGGAAAGTAATGGAGCTAACTGGGTAATTGTTGGTGACTCAGGTTCAATTTTTTCTTTATCTGTTGATAATGGTTTATCATTAATAGGAGCGACAGCTATTTTAGGTGGTACTATTTCACAAAATACAATTTTACATGGTGAAGAATATGATTTGATAATGTCTAATTTTGATAATCTTTATTTCACTTCTTCAGTTTTTGATGTTGAATCTGACTTTATAAGTTTAGATTCGGGTCTAGGATCTATTCAAATTATTTCTGGACAGGATATTGTATTAGTTGCTAATGATGTATTAACAATATCAGCAACATCAGGAAATATTACAACTTTTAACCTAGAAGGTTTAGTTTATACAGCCGATTATAACGCTACTTTTGTCACACATTCATTGGTTGATAAACAATATGTTGATTCATTAATCAATGCTGTTGGCGCTACGAATGGTTTAAGTGAAGTTTCATCCGGTGTTATTGCTTTAGGTGGTACTATTTCACAAAATACACTCCTACAAGGTGAAGGTTATGATTTAACTATTGAAAACTTTAATAGTCTTTACTTTACATCTTCTATTTTTGATGTTGAGTCGGATCTTATAAGTTTAGATGCTGGTACTGGTAATGTTCAGATATTCGGAGATTCCGGTGTGGATATAGTATCATCTAGTTCTTCAATAACTATTTCAGGTGAATCTGGTTTAGTAACTATTAGTAATTTAGAAGGTTTAGTTTATACAGCTGATTATAACGCTACATTTGTTACACATTCATTGATTGATAGACTATATGTTGATTCATTATTCGCTCTTACTGGTGGTAGTTTTTATACTGAAGTCACACATTCTGTTTTATTAGGATTAATTGCTTCAAATTCATTGGGAACAGCATCTAACTATTTAATAACAGACTATCAAACCATTTATTTAGCTCCTGATTATTATGTAGATGGTAGTATAAGATCCTCAACGGCATCTTATGGTCCAGTTGAACCAATATTGGTTACTGCTTTGTCTTGTAACTCATTAGTAGTTGATGCCTATCAGCCAGCTTGGCCACTTGATACAATTAAATATGATGTCACATCACAAGCAATTGGATCTGATGATGTCTCTTTAGGTACAATAATTGAAAGAGTTGATCAATATGGAAATAGAACAGATTATGACCATAGAAATGTTTTATATAAAAGATATCAATCATATAATAGAGCTACAATCTCATCACATGCTGATAAAAGATTAGCAGGTGTTATAACAGCTTATGATTGTGCAACGGGTGTTATTAATGGTAATGGTACGGCATTCCTTACACAACTTTCCGTAGGTGATATCATTCTTATAGAGATTAATAATTTTACACAGGTTGGTGTTAAAGTTACTAATATTTCTAGTAATATTCTTATTGATGTTCAGGTAGACTCTAGTTTTAGTGGTATTGTTTTCTCAGGTGAATCTTTTGAATATTACGCTTCTGATCAATTAATCGGGTCAGGTAGTAGTGGTGACTATTCTCAATATTGTGATTGGAAAGAAGTTTATGTTGGTCAATCTGATAATGGTGAATTTAGTAATAGATATACATTTGATTTTTCTTATGAGTTAGTATCTATTGGTGTAGTTGAATCTAAAAATAACTTTATTAATAATCATGAAGGACTTCAGTATGGGTCTGGGTTTGTTCTTTCTAATATAGTTTTCGGTTGGAGTTCTATTTCTAATACCATTGGAAATTATTCTTTTAATAATACATTTCCTATAGGTTCTTCCTTTAATACTATTGGTGATTTATTTACTAATAACACTATTTATGGAAATAGTGGTGATGATGTTACCAATGGTTCTAAATTTAATGACAATAGAATAGATAATAACTTTGAAGGAAATACTATTTTTGGAGTATTCAAAAGTAATCAAATAGGAAATGGATTTGTTAATAATTATATTAATAGTTTGGAACAATCATTTCCTCAAGATACTAATAGAGGATTCTCATTTAACACAATTGGTGTATCTGATATAATTTCGACCATTTCCATGCCTAAATGTTTTAATGAAAATAAAATAATAGGAACATTTAGAGATAATACTATTGATACATCTTTTTGGAGAAATAAAATATATAACTTTTTTAGTGATAACCAAATAGGATCTGAATTTGAGGAGAATGAGATAGGAACTATTGATTTCTTAGGTGGTGGTGGAGGTGAAATCGATAGTTTTATATTCAGTAGTAATATAATCAGAGATGGTTTCATGGGAAATATATTCTATAATTCAAATTTTAATAACAATAACATTGGTGATTCATTTGGTGGTAATCTAATCAGAGGAGATTTCTATGGTAATCAAATAGGAACCTACTTCTATGATAATAAAACAAATAACAACTTTGGATCCAATCAAATAGGAAACGATTTTGAATCAAATGATACATTCTGTAATTATTCTAATAATCAAATAGGAAATGGTTTCTATGCAAATAACCTAGGTGATAATACTAAATGGGGATGGAATGATTTAAGTAACATTTCAGGTAGAAATTTTAATTTATTTTCTACTTCATTTCAACATTTTGGAGGTAATTTTAGAGATAAAATTATTTTTGAAGAAGTTGTTATGTTGGATGTTGCTAATAACCAATATTATAGAGTTATGTTTACTAGATGGACTCCATTAAGTGCAGGTGGAGGATTCTCTTATGAGAGAACAGAGATAGATCCAATAACCGGATCAGATATTGGATCTACTGTTTACTTTACTAAAACTGATGGTGGTTCTGAAGTTGATATTATATCAGCTGGTGTTTTAGAAATAACTAGTTCTTCTTCTGAAGGTATTTACAACCAAGCATCAGAGGGTTCTTATACATCAGGTTCTTCACCAGCTGGTACATTATGGAATTCAAGATATACCACATATGATAGTATTAGTGGAATATATAATTATGTTAGTGGAAATGAATTCGTTAATAATAGAATTGCAAATGCTTTTTCAAATAATACTATTAAATCTTTTTTTGGGGGTAAAAATGGTAATACTATTGGTGGAGGTTTCTCTAATAATAATATTAGATTGAACTTTTATGATAATATTATCGGAAATTCCTTTACTGAAAATGTAATAAAAAATTATTTTTTCGGAAATTCAATAGGTAATACTTTTGTTAATAATAATATAAAAAATAATTTTAGATTAAATGAGATACAAAATAACTTTGAAAAAAATTTCATAGACTATGATTTTTATTCCAATGAAATACAAAATTATTTTTCAACCAATTTAATAGGATATGACTTTCATGGGAATAAGATAGGTGATCACTTCCAAAATAATATTATAGGTAATTATGGTGGAAATAGACCAGCTAGTTTCTATGATAATGTTATTGGTAATTATTTTGGTACTGATATAAATAATAATAATCTTGGTAACAATATAAGAACATTATTCTTTGGAAATAGGATAGGTAACTTCTTTAATGATAATATTTTATTTGAAAACTTCGAAGCTAATAAAATTGGAAATGGATTCTTTCAAAACTTGATTAATGATGGTTTCTATAGTAATATTATTGGAGAAGACTTCAAATTTAATTTACTGGATTCAAACTTTACTAATAATAACATTGGAGACGAATTTATAGTTAATTTTTTTGGTAGAAATTGTGTCGATAATGTTATTGGTAATCTTTGTTTGTTGAATGTTATAGGAAATCGTTTCGATTCTAATAACATTGGAAACATTTTTGCACAAAATACGATATCAAATAACTTTACAAATAATAACTTAGGAGATTTAAATACTGATAATATAATTGGAGATGATTTTGTTGGTAATAATACTAAATTGAGATTCAAATTAAATCAAATACAAGATAACTTCGAATATAATAATGTTGGTAGTAATTTTGAATCTAATTATATTCTAGATAACTTCTTAGAAAATGATATTGATAATGACTTCAAGTTAAATGTAATTGGAACATCAAGTGTTTATGGTAATAGTGCAAACTTTGAAAAGAATTTTATTGGACATTCATTTAAATCTAATAGAATTGGTCAAGGATTCAAAAGTAATCAAATTAAAGATTATTTCATCAAAAATGAAATAGGATATGCTTTCAAGTATAATGTAATTGGTAGTTATTTCGGGAATGAGGAAACTACTCCTAATTTCTATTTTCCAACTCCGTTCTCAAATAGAATCAAAGACTTTTTTAATAATAATAGAATTGGTGACTATTTCGGGTATGATATAAATGGTGGTGGTGGAAACGGTGGTAACTTAATCGGTACTAAATTCAACTTCAATACAATTGGACATGGATTTGTATTTAATATTACATATACTGACCAATTTGGTGGTGATAATATGTCTACTAATAATATTGGTGATGATTTCACATTTAATGTAATAAAACCACATTTTAATTTTAATACAATTGGAAATTTATTCTCAAATAATGATATAGCTAGTGATTTTACTGGAAATACTATTCCTTATTTCTTTTATTCAAATACAATAGGTAAATATTTTACATCAAATGTATTATCATATACTAGTATGTTTAATACTATTAAAGATGGATTTGAGTCAAATCATATTGGTGACTCATTTATTGGTAACTTTATCAACATTGGTTGTGCTAGAAATGTTATAGGTGATTTAATGGGATCTACTACACTTGGTAATACAATAGGTAAAGATTTTACAGATAATAATATTGGTAATAACTTTAGATTAAATACTATTGCTAATGAATTCCAATACAATAAAATCGGAACATTCTTTGAAGGTAATAATATTGGTGTTAGGTTTCAACATAATGAAATCGGAAGCTATTTTGGAGCTAAACAAAATCTATTCTTCTCTACTTATACTCCTACTGGAAATAATACACAAGAAGACTTTATAGGTAATAAAATTGGAAATTATTTTGGTAATGATTTTAATTATCCAGCTGGTTCTGGTGGTGAAGATGGTGGTAATTTAATGGCCAGTTCATTTAAAAATAACACATTTGGTGATAATGTTATTTTTAATATTTTTGATAAAAACTTTCAATGGAATCAATTAGGAAATGAAATTTGGTTCAACTCTTTTGGTAGATCTTCTAGAAGTAATAAAATTGGAAACCTATTTGTTGGTAATAGTGGTAATGGTGGTTGGCCTAATATGATGGGTCCGAGATTTGTTTTAAACTCTATAGGTGATATTACTGGATTTAATCAGATAAGAAGAGAATTTCAACATAATAAAATCGGAAATAGATTTGGTAATTCTACATTATCAGGTCCTTCAAATGACATTCGTGCTGGATTTCAGAGAAATGTTATAGGTGATCATTTTGGATCTGATCCAAAAGCTGGAAATAACGCAGGTGGTAATTATATAGCGGAGGACTTTATGGATAATCACATTGGTAATTTATTTTTGTATAATACTATTCAGTCATCATATCAAAGTAATCATATTGCTAACTACTTTATTGATAATAATATAGGAATTGTTTTTTCCAAAAATCATATTAGTGATTCGTTTGAAGGTAATCAAATAGAAAACTTTTTTACTGAAAATAGAGTAGGATATTACTTTCATGATAATATAATTAAAAGTCAATTTTATAACAATGAGATTAATGGTTGGTTCCGTGATAATAATATACTTGATTACTTCTCTTATAATAAGATAGTAACAAATAAGTTTTTCCTAAATACTATTGATTCAAATTTTAAACAAAATATAATTGAAACTGAAATAAGTTCAGTTGATTTTACAACATATAATGGTGAGATATTAACTTATACTTTAACAACTTCTAATTCGGGGATTACTGGTACTTACAGTGGATTAACACCGAGCGGTCCTTCAAGTCTTAATGGAACCGGAGCCACTTTTGATGTTGTTATATCATCTGGTGGTACTGTATCATCTGTTTCTATCAACACAAGTGGTAAAAATTATGTAACTGGTAATACATTTGGAATAGATGGTGTAAATGTTGGTGGTGTTTCAGTAACAGATGATATAATAATAACCATAAATAATGTTAGAATTCCATCAGTTTATGCGACTTATAGTTGTCACATAATTGAAAGATATGATGGTGTTAAGAGATTAACTTATCATAATGCTTTTGATGCGTTAACAGTAAAAAATATTAATATATAAACTATGGAGGAACAACCAAATAATGCGGATACAGTAGTGAGTGGTATGTTTATATCAAGAATCACTTCAGATGATGATAGACAAACATCATATAATTTAAATACCGTGACTGATATTGAAGGTTTTGTAGTTGATACATGGAGTCTAGTTGAAGACCTTGGTGGTGTTCAAATAGATGGAAGTTCTTTGATAGTTAATTCTAAAGTTGGTGGATCAATCAGAGTCTCTGCGTCTAATGAAAAATACGTTAAACAACAAGAAGAAATAGGTAATGTAGTTGAATTGACAGAAGTTATACTAACAACCAAAATTTTTAGTTTCTTTTTTAAAGTTAAAGAATATAAAAATTTGGTTCGAGACAATGCTAAATTTTTTACAAATATTGGAAAAGCTATGTCAATTGTTGCTGGTGATAGTAGTAGTGGACGTTTTCCAGGTATTGATTTACCAATAAAAAAAAGATTTAATGAATAAAAGATATGGAAGGACTAGTAAAAAAATCAACAAGACCAAGACCTGATATAACTCCGGTTAAAAGAAATTCTACTTCATATTTTGAAGATAATCAACAATATACTTCTGACATCATAAATTCTATATTAGGTGAGATTGATGGTATTAGATCTGCTGGGAATACATTATCTATGGAATGTCATAAGATTCAAAATAGTATTGGTGAATTTGAAAAATCAATTGAAGGATTGACTGATCAAGCTTTAATTAAAAGAACTCAGAAAAAAATAGATGATCTTAATTCTAATTTAAGAAAAAGAAATAAAATATTAAATGATTATAACTCTCTTAGTGAAACAGAACTATCTCTTTTCATATCTGATAAGCTAATAGGTAATGATGTGGTTAATATTAAGAAAAATTCTAAAAATAAGATGCTTAGTCTTAAAAGATATACGGATGGTATAATTAAAAACTCAAAAACTAAAGCAGAAAAACAAAAAGAGACTTTTAATAAGGTTCCTGATTTACCTAGTCGTGAAGAAATTGAAGAAATGCCGGCTATTCCAAATAAGTCTAAAATTCCAGTTCCTAAAAACTCATATCAAGTTGATGAGATTGTATTGTTTGTTAAAAAATTTACAGAGAGACAAAATTTACACAAAGTTAAATTGACAAAGGCCTTTGAATTATATATTTCAAATTCAGGTAAAACAAATAGTTAATTTCTTTATATTAATAAAAAAGAATTTTAATTTTGAGAATTAATATTAAAGATGTATTTGGTCACTCTCTTAAAGAAATAAATAAAGATATATTTGACTTTTTAAGTAAATACTACACTATAAATTCAGTTAGATGTGATGTTTTACTACAACATTACTTAAAGAAAGTTCCTCATAGAGATAGATACAAAAAGTGTATTCTGATACAACCTGTGGATGGTACTAAGTTTTATAGAAATACCATAGACGCGTTTAATACCTATGATTTAATTATAACTCCTTCTACCAATTGTGAGAGAATATTAATTGAAAATGGAGTTATATCTCCAATTTCTATAATACCAAACTATTACTACACAGATTTATTAGATTCTGATAATACTTATTTTAGTGATAAGTTTACAGATAAAAAATATACATTTTATTCAGAGACAACCGGAATACCTAGAAAGAATGTTATAAATATTATAAAACATTTTAATAAAACATTCACCAATAATGATAATGTTAGATTAGTTATTAAAATTTCTGAAGGTAAGTATCGTAATGATGTTGAGAGTTTAATAGAAAAAAATGAAAACTCACCAGAGATTGTAATAATAAGAGATTTTTTATCAATTGAAGAATTAATGTCAATTAGAAAAGGAATTGATTGTTATATTTGTTTATCATATATGGAAGGATTTTGTATACCACTTTTATACGCAGCCGTTCTTAAAAAAGATATTATTTGCTTCAACTCTAAAATAAGTGGATATATGGATTTTATTAATCCTAGTAATGCTTGTCTTATTGAAACCTTTCCAATACAAATAGAACAAAGTTTTGATAGTGTTTTAATCTATTCAAAGGAATCAGAATGGGAGGATATAGATTATAAAGATTATAGGGCAGCTTTAAAAGCTACCTATAATGGAGATTATAAATTTGATAAAAATCAAGATTATTCCAAATTTTCAATTGAAAATGTTATGAATGAATACTTATTAGAGATGAAAATTATAGAAAGACTAATTTAATTAGTTATTATTATAAATTTCCAAAAGTCTATTTTGTACATCTGTATCAGTCCATTGACCAATAGCTGTATAAGCAACATCGCCTTCCCATAAAGTAATTTTACCACTAAATTCTTTTACGTGAGCTGTAACTTTCTTCTTTTCATTGTTATCAACTACTCTTTTTACGGTTACTTTAGTAATTGCTGGGTTTTTAGGATTATTAAAATTAACTACCATCTTTTTATTTTTCTTTTATATATTAATTTTTAAAATTAATTATTTTCAAATTTATAGTCAAATCTTTCTAAATAGTCTTTCATTACTTCTTCAACAAACTCTCTAGTTTCTGAGTCATACATTGTTGAATAGTGAACTGAATCATCTCTTCTTTTTGACTTTTTATAATAACCAAGAGATCTTTGAGATGGTGGCATTTCTAACTTAGAGATTAAACCATTTATATCATTTTCTAAATTTTCATATCTAATTGCCTCATCAATTATAAAATTTCCATCAATAAACATAAATCTATTGTGTTTATCTGTTAGTTCAACTAGTATGTTAGTTGTCATTATAAATTCTTTGAAAGTTAGGATTGCTCCTTTACTATAAACATCATAAAATGGTTTGAAAAAGTAGTTACTTACTAACATATCAAATGGGTTTCTGACATTTATCACTTTAGTATAGTTGTCAAATATCTCACTACCTAATGATTCTCTTAGTACACCAGCTTTCATGTGGTTCCAATATTCACCATAAGCTGTTGTTGATGTTCCCTTTTTACCTCTTTTACCTATTATACCTTCTTCGGTTGCAATTGCTTCTCTCTTATGATCTTCCGTTATATTGGATATACAATATTGTTCTAAAAATACCTCAGTACTTGTACCAGCTGTTTTTAATGATTTTATAAAAATAAATTTATATAGATGTGATACTAACATTTTTTATTTTATTTTTATAAACCTGAACCAAAATCTTTCATGTAAAAAGTAAATTAATGGTTTTATTAATAATTCACTCATTCCTAATAAAGATGACATCTCTATTGACAAACCAAAGCAATAAGCACCAATTACAGTAACTGATGTTCCAAGTATTCTATATGATAAGGTTTTAAGTATGTGTCTTTTTGTTGAGTTGTCTACTTCATTTATATAAGCTACTCCATTTTCAATTTTTAGAACTCCTACACATGTAACATGATATTTCCATCCAAGTTTCTCAATAAAATCTTTTGTTGTTATTACTTTTGATTTTATAAATATATTAGATACTAATATTTCTTCATCTCCACATATTAATCTCCAAGTATCTTTATCTGAAGTTGATTTTGTGTTGTATCTTATCTGATAAGTTTTTTCTTTACTCATTTAGTAGATATTTTTTTATATCTTCTTGGATTGACTCATCAACCATTAATTTCCAACTATCATCTCCTTCTTTTATACAATCTCTTACCTTTGTTGCTGATATGTTGCCTATGTTATCTGGTGGTGTAAACTCATTTATTTCATATCCAACACCTCTTCCATAATTAACTGACTCTATATCTGGTATTATTATAACTTCAACATCATCACCTTTTGATGAGTGATACTTTCTTATCATATCAACCGTTTGTTGAGTTGTGAATGGATTTTTATCATCTGGTTCAATATCTCTAATCATTATTAAAGCTCCTACTCCAGATTTTAATTTTTGCTCAATCAGTTGAATATGTCCATTATGATATGGTTGATATCTTCCAATGAAAATAGCTCTTTTTTTATCTTTATTATTGGTTGGTAGTCCACCATGATTTGACTTAGACCAAGGTAAATCTAACTTATCTATAAGTCTTTTGATTGTAACCTCTGGTTCTTCATCTGTAGTGTTAATGTCTATGTAGTCTTCTACAGGAGATTCATATTCATCTGAGTGAAATTTCTCACGACCTCTTATATCAGTCGTGTGTACATATATTTCTACAACTTTTGTTCTCGATTTTAATTCTTCTCTTAGTTCTCTATATGGAGCTACTAAAGACACAACAACATCATTTCCTTTGTTTTGTATGTATTGTGCGATACTTTGAGCTCTTTTGATATTCTCATATCTACCTTCCTTTGAGTAGTTTTGATTGTTAGTTAAGCTTCTTAAATCATCACCATCTACGTGAAATACTTTTTTGTTGTATTTTTCTTCTAGGTATTTGATAAGTAAGTTTGAAAGTACTGTCTTTCCGTGTCCGGGTTGTCCGGTAAACCAATATATTGTATCCATATAATTATATATTGAATATAATTACTTACCTGATAAAAAATCGAGTATTTTGTTTAAATTTTCACGATTAAATCCTTCTGGTAGTGGCTTACCACCTGATTTTAGATAGTCACCATATACATTATTATATTCGTCTATGGTGTATATTTTATTATCTATATCTGATTGAATAACATTGGTGTCATGGAAAGTAACAGTCTTATTTTGAAGACCTGTTTCTCCATAAGCCGGACCAATTGGTCCTACTAACTCAGTACCTGATACTTCTTCGTTTATAAATTTTCTAAAACTTTTAATCTTCATTCTCAGTAGGTATTTTTTCGAAGTATTCATCTTGTTCTTCAATTGAATATTGGTCCTTCTTTATGTTATATATTAAATTATAAAGGAACTTATCATGAAGATTGTGTTTTTCACCACCTTTTAAAGTTAATGAGCAAGTTTCTTGTTCAAAATTGTTCACAATTCCTATAATTTCAAGACCTATCTTACCATTTCTGTCGTGTAGGTCACATATTATCTTTTTACCAACTTCTAATATCTCAGTTATCTTTTTAAAAGCTGAGTTTTTTGAAAGATATAAATAGTCTTTCATTAAGACTTCTTGGGTTGAGTTGTATAACTCAATAAATCCCTTTTCCCTTGGTGTTAGAGTTTTCTTTTTTAAGACTTTCTCTAAAATTTTGTCTAATTCCATCTCTTTAACTGATTTGTTAAATAAATAATGTTCTATTAATCTTTTAATTTTCATAATATCACCGATGATTTCTTATAGTTATATATTAAGAAGAATAATCATATTTTATATATACATTGTAAAATTTATATTTCTAAATGGATAAGAAGTTACTGGATTCTTTAAATAATTTATCAATTGCCCTGCAAGATATTTCAGACTCTCTTAAGAGTAAGAGTGAGGCTTCATCTGCTACTGCTAAAGCGATGAAAGGTGGTAATTTTATAAAAGAAATAAAAGAGATTAACGCTGGTGTAAAGCAATTACAAAAAGATAGTAAACAAATACTTGCTAATCAACAAACTATAATGAAGATGGGTAAAAGCAAGAGTAAAGGTGCTGATGCTGCTGAAGGACTTGGTAAAGACAAGCAAAAACAAAAAAACTTCAAAGAAGGAATTGGAGTTATTTTATTGTTAGCTGTTGCTGTTTTAGCTTTAGGTATCGCCTTCAATCTTGTTGGTAAAGTTAATTTCTTATCCGTTATTGCCTTATCTATAGCTCTTCCTTTATTAGCTATAGGTTTTGCTAAAGTTCATACCGTATTAAAACAAGTTGGGTTTGATGCTAAGAAAGATTCTAAGAATTTTATTATAGCTATTACAGCTATTTCACTTGGTATAACAATCTCTTCTTGGATATTGTCAATGGTTACTCCAGTTACATTTACTAAAATGTTTACTATAATATTAATAAGTGTTGGATTCTCTGCTTTATCACCGGCTATATATAAATTGATACGAGCATTTAAGGGTATGTCATTCCTGGAAGTTGTTAAAAGTGTTTTATTCTTACCTATGATATTACCCGCGATTGCTTTAGGTATCGCCTTTGCATCTTGGGCTTTTCAGTTAGTTAAACCTGTTGGATTTAGTCAGATGTTTACAACTATATTTATAGCTTTGGCTTTCACCGTTATATCATTTGGTATAAGAAAATTATTACAAGCATTTAAAGGGATTGGAATGGCAGCTTTATCAAAGTCTGTTATATTCTTGCCTTTGATATTACCTGCTATCGCTTTGGGTATTGCTTTATCATCTTACGCCTTACAATTAGTTAGACCAATTAGTCTTGGTCAGTTCTTTACAACTATATTTATTGCATTGGCATTTACTATAATTGCCTTTGGAATTAGAAAATTAATGACAGCTTTCAAGGGGTTGACTCCGGTTGAAATGTTAGTTGCTGCTATTGGAATACCTATTATACTTGTTGCTATCTCATATGCTATTGCTCTTTCATCACATGCTTTTTCTATGATTAAGCCAATAGGATTCTCTCAGTTTTTAACAGCTCTTGGTATTGCTATTGTATTTATTGTTATTTCTTTTGCGGCTAAATTTATAATAAAAGCAGTTTCTAAAATGAAGATGCAAGATGTTTTTAAATTACCTCTTTTCTTTGTTGCGATTTCTATAGCTATAATGTTATCTTCTCATATTCTTAGTAAGACTAAGACAATACCATTTATGACAATGTTGAAGATTGCAATATACTCGGTGGTATTGGCGATTGCTGTTATTGCGATAGGGGTAGCTATGTTCGCTCTTAGTAAGTTGAAAGTTAGTGTTAAAGATGCTATTATGGGAGCATTGTTAATTGTTATTATATCAGTTGCTATAATGGTTTCATCTCATATACTAGCAATGGGTAATTATAAAAAATATCCAGATTGGAAATGGGCATTAGGAGTTGGTTTATCACTATTGGCATTTATTCCAGCAATGCTTGTTTTAGGTAGTATCGCTATGTCTGGGTTTGGCGCGTTGGCCATCTTGGCGGGTGGGGCTATGGTTCTGGTTGTTGCCTTAGCAATTGTTGCAACTTCACATATTCTAGCGATGGGTAAATATAACAAGTATCCACCTATTAAATGGACACTTGGTACTGTGGCTGCTATGGTTCCTTTTGCTCTTATGGCGGTGGTCTTGGGTGGGATAGCAATGACTGGTATCGGATTAATAGCATTTGCATTGGGTGTTCCTTTGGTACTTGCTGTTGCAGAAACTATTGTTGAGACCTCTAAAATACTATCAAAAGGTAAATATGATAATAAAGGAATGCTTGGATGGACGGTCGCTACTGTATTATTATTTTCAACTTTTGCTCCACTTATTCTTGTATTAGGTGCAATTGGTATGGCGGCAGCTGTTATAAGTTTTTTCACCGGTTCAGACCCGTTTGAACAAGGAAGGAGTATGTTAGCTTCTATTGCTTGGTCAATAGTTGAAGTATCTAGTATCTTAGCTTTTGGTAAATATACGGGCGGACCAACTAAAGCATGGGCTGAAGGAGTTGCTATCGCGATTGGTGCATTTGGTCAAGTTTATCAGATGTTGGTGATGAGTTCTGTAATGGAGGCATTTGGTGGAGGTGGTGTGGGTCCTGATGACTTTGCTAGAGCTATCAAAGTTGTTTCTCGTGGTATTGTTGATGCTGCTGGATTCTTTGCTAAGAATAAAGCAGTATTTAAGAATGGTCCTCCAAAAGCATGGGCCGAAGGAGTCGGTTTAGCTATTGGTGCTTTTGCTCCTGTTTATAAGATGTTAGTTGACTTCCCGTTTAGTGGAGGTAAAAAAATGAGCGCTGCTATAATAACTATATCTAAAGGTATTATAGATGCTGCTAAAATATTCGCCGCTAATAAAGCCACATTTGATGAGGGTTATCCTTCTAAGAAGTGGGGAGAAGGAGTTGGTGCTGCTCTTAACGCTTTTGCTCCTGTTTTCAAATCATTAAGTGAGGATACTGGTTGGTTTACATCTGGTACTGAGGTAGTTGATAATATGTCATATGGTGTTAGAACTTTAGCTTACTCATTGACAGACGCCGCATTTGCTTTTAATACTATTGGTGCTGATGCTTGGAAAGCATATCCTAGTCAGGCTTGGGCCAACGGTGTTAAATTATCTATAGTAGGATTTATGGATATTTTTGGTGAAATTGAAGAAAGAGGATTTAATGTTGCCATATTTTCGATGTATTCTAAGATTCTTGAAGGAGGTATTAAGTCTATATCTATGTCAGCTAAACATTTGTGGAGTGCTCAGAAATACTTTAAATTTAAGTTAGATAAGTCTTGGGTTACTAATTTGGGTAAAAATGTTATAGGGTTTGCATCTATAACTCAACAATTAGATAAGATGTTAGGATTTGATGAAAAAACATCTATCAAATCTGGTGGATTTATGGGAGTTGGTGCGTCAACTACTAGTACTACAACAAGAAAGATGAAAGATGTTTCTATTGTTAATAGAGTTGTTAGTCAAATTGTTGAAACAGCTAGAATTTTACATATTAATCAAAAGTTTTTCAAATTTAAATTAGATAGAAATTGGGTTTATGATCTACATTGGAACTTAGAAAATTATGCTAAATTAACTAGAATACTTGATAAGATTCTTACTATTAAAGAGGTTAAAACTATGAGTCTTGGTAGATTTGGTAGTTACTCTGTAGAAACTACTAGAGCCGCTGATGTTGGAACCGTTAATAGGATTGTAAATCAGTTAGTGATGACTGCTGGTATATTATGGAAGAATAAAAAATTCTTTGAAAATAAAATAGATCCTAGTTATGTAAAAAATATGGCTACTAATATTAGAGACTTTGCTAGTTTAGTTAGATATCTTAGTAAAGATGATACTTTATCTGGTGGTGGTCTTTTAAGCGTATTTGGATTGGATCCTGTTTCAAGAGCAGCTTTAGGTATGAATAAAATGGCTAGTGCATTTGATAAATTGGCCTCATCACTTAATAAGTTTAGTTCGGCTATTAAATCAGTTGATGGTCAAAAAGTTAATATGATAAGAAAGTTGACTGGTAATATTGCAATACTTTCGTCAATGGATTCTAAAATGTTCAATAATATGTTGACCGTTCTAGAAAAAAGAAGTAGTGTATTTTCTAAGTTACTTGATTCACCAAAAAGAGGAGGTGGTCCAAATGTTGGTGAGAAACCAGGTGGTGGTCAAAGAGAAGTTTGGGCTAAGAAAGGTAATCAAGGTCCTGTTGATGGTAAAGGTGAAAGTGCTTTACATAAATTGGATAGAATTGCTCATTTATTAGACTCAATTAACAAGAATGTTGATACAGTTGATGATTTAGTAATGCACATAATGACTGCTAAAAAAGAAGAGAAATTAGGAACTGAAAAACCATAGTGACTAAACTAATTGATATATAAATTATATAATACAAATGAAAAGAATATCTCTATTTAAAAAAATAAGTGTTTTTAGAGAATATAAAAAGTCTCTTAAATCCATTAAGACTGAATTAGAACAAACATTTGGTGCAAGAATTGATAATGCTTGGAGAATTTATAATGTTATAAATATTCCTAATGAGGTTATAGGAGAGCCTTATAACTTAAGAAAGGCAGATATTGATAAGATAGCTGAGAGCTCTGTAAAAGAATATACTACAGAATTGTCTAAATTCTTGAACACTAAAGGTTTACAAGAGTTATATGATTTTTATGAAGTTAAAAAAGTTGATAAATATTCATACCTTGTAGTTATTGGATTTTCTCTGTTCAAGAGTAATGAGTATTATGATATTATTAGATATAGAATATTACCAACAATTTCAGTTATTTCTCTTATTTTATTACTTATTTTATTTCTCTAACTAAACTTTTCCTCGAATATTTTTTATAATAAAAAACAAATAAAAAATAATATATGGATAATTTCTACGAGTTGTCAGAGGATACAATATCAACATTCTTTGAAGTATTTAACAAAAAAGCATTTCCAGTTTCTGTCAAATTTCAATTTGAGGGAGATGAGAAACAAAAAGAACTGATTAAAGTATCAGTAATTCCACCAAAATTTGCATTTCTTTTACAAAAAGAAATAATGGTATCTATCAATGAAGATTTAATGATGGTATTTGATGAAGAGTCAATTACAATTTTAATTGAACAAGAAATTGATAAAATTAATATCAATGTAGAGACTGGTAAAATCAAATTAGGAAAAACAGACCTAAATACCTTTTCATCAATCGTTAATAAATATGGTGTTGAGAAAGTAGCAAGAGCTAATAAAGTGGAAGAGTTATACCAAGAGCAAAAGAAAGATGCTAAAATTGATGAAGAATTTATAGCATAAAATTTAAAAAATATGAAAAACGAAAAATATATAAAAGCTCTTAGACTTAGATATCAATCAGATATGGCTGAAGCAGAGGCAGCATTAGAACTTTATTTATCAAATGATAACCTAGCGGCTATCGGTGAACATTCTGATTTACTTGAAGAACAAGATAAATGGATTGGTAAATATACAGATGCTAAAGATAAACTAGAGAGTTTAGAAACCTTAATTAAAGGATAAAAATAAAAATAAAAATATGGACAAAATCGAAACAAATACAGTAAAACCACAATTATCTATCACAAATGAAGGTGTTGAGCATTTAATTCTAAGTCTTCAACAAGAATCTATTCTTGATAGTAAAATTTCTGATGTTGAGAACTATATGAGTTCTAATGTTGGTAAAGATAAAACTGATGAGGAGAAAGATGAGTTATATAAAGAGGCTCAAGTTCTTTGGTATAACTTTGTTAATTCATTAAAAGAAGCAAAGTATAACTTCTTCCTTAATAGATCTGAACATAAGTTCTTAACAGACTTAATTCTAACTAAATTAGAGTATGACGTAAATACTATCTTCTTCGCTATTGAATTGACAAATACGATGGGTGGTATGAAAGATGCTAAGTATGTTAATGATAAAGATGTAGTTGCTTTCCCAGTTGATGCTACTGAGATTACTTACATCTATCATTTAATTTCTAAACATAAAATTAAAGGTCTTACAAAAGATGCTTATACTTTCTCTAAACTTTTATTAAAAATTGGAGATATCTCTAAAATCTTTAATTATTACGAAGCTACAAGTAAAAATCTATCAAAAGAAATCCAAGATTGGATTGTTACTTTTGATTCTGGTGTTGACTTTGAAACTGCTAGTGGTTCTGTTTTACAACCAGAAGCATAATTAATCTCACTGAATAAAAAAACCTCCAATATAATTGGAGGTTTTTTATTTTAAGGTAATTAGTATATTTGAGATATAGGAATAAATGGACCTATTGGATCTATATATTTTGTAGGCTCTGTTAAATCTTTATTTCCTCTTATTTCATAGTTTTTTCTATCTCTATAGATTAATCCATATCCATTATCAGATGTTACTTCAATTACAACAAATGGATCAATATTTGAATCTATTGTGAAATTATAGGGTAATATAGGATTCATTTCAGAGTTTTTTGGAACTTTTCTAAATTCAGATAGTGTTTGAACAGGTTCTAAATCTATTTCTCTCCACTGAGTTATATTAAGCCAATTTTTATCAGATCCATTATCTAAAACTGGTGGAACACTTGTTGTTATAGATGCTGTTCCTGATGATGTCGCGAATGTGCCTAATCCAGTACACACATAAATATCTCTGTTATACTCAACTACATTTGTTACTTCATATGAGGTATTAGGTATCCAAGATTTAGTATTTTCATATTTTCGAGGATTATTAATTTTATTATTTTCTTTGGCTGATTCATATATTTTATCATAGTATGTTATTTTATCACCAGCGTTGTAAGTTTTAAATGGTGCCCATTCTTTATATGTTTTATAAGTTCTTATAGAAATATTAAAGTAATCAGGTATTTCTAAATCTACTCCATTAAATGGTTTCGGAGGTGGAACTAAACCAGTTGGATTTTTATCAGATCCTATTCCTTCAATTATTGTATAAAAATCTAATACACAATTGTAAACGGTAGAACCACTATTAATTGGCATTAAATAAGCCTCATTTAACCTAAATGTTATAGGGGTCATATTCTCTTTTGAGTTTATAAATCTAACATCATATGTCGTATGTACAATCTCATTTGTGCTTTTTAGATATGCTTTCCCTGTTATATCCATTATTTTGTGAGTTAATGGAATTATATTTCTCTTAAGCCAATATTTAAGACCTTGTAGTTTAATTACAACTTCATCTATTGAATAGTTTAGTACATTTGTTCCTTCCTTATCTGTTATTTGATATGTTAGGTTAAACATATTTGTTTCTTCGTAGTTTTCGTTTGGAAAGTTATTTTTTACAAATTCACTTTCAGTAAATCCTTCTACTGTGTTATCAAACATATCCGGTATTTCTACTTTGAATAGTTTTAAAAACTTTTCTGAATTAGGATTTATATCTCTATAATATTCATTTAATTGTAAGTCATTATATCCAAAGAAGTTTATTGCATTTATTATTGATTTGTAAGCTCCTATATACGGGTATATAAGATGTTTCATCATCAACATCTCTTTTCTTTTCTTATTTAAAATTGTCCAATCTGTACCACCTTCTAAAATATCATATTCTTTGAAAATAAATACTTCATTTGGTGCTATTAGTTTTCCAACATTACCTAATTCAATTTTAAATCTCTCATCCTCTACTTCAGTTTGACCATATACAATAAATCTAGATATCTCTCTGTCTATAACCTTTATAGTTGTTTTTAAATAAGTAGTATTATTTACTTTAGGGTAGTCTACTATTACTGTTGATTCTGGATATAATAAGTCATTACCAGATAAAAAGTCCAATACCATATTCTTAGCATAGACGGTTCTTATTTTCATTATAAGTCCATTGTTGTTTGATATATATTGAGATGATTTATTTGTTAAATCTCTTACATAAATAGTTATTAATTGACCTTCTTTTAAACCCTTTCCTATGAAGAATTCTGATGATAGTGTATTTATACTTATCATACCTCTTTTATCTGGTCCAAATTCATCTAAGGTTTCAAATCTTAATATTGTTCCATTTATTTGAGTTGATTCAAATTCAATAGTAACCTCTTCTTTCTTCCAAAGTTGTAAAACAGATCTTAATGCTCCTTCTTCTTCTGATTTATATCCAATAAATAATTGAATAGGCTCAGGTTCTATTGATATATTAGATTCATCATCTATATAACTTAGTTTATACTCAACTTTATTAAATATAGTTTGTTGATATTCAGGTGCGTTAAGTTTAGTTAAATCCTTATTAGCGTTTTTATTCAACACTACTGGGCTAAGTGGTTTTATTCCTGTATATGAATATGATCCATTTACTGGTAACTGATCTCCACTAAAGTCATACATGAAAAATTCAGGAACATCATCAGCAAACCATTTCCAATAATATTTAACTTGAACTTCTCCTTCAAAATTTTCTCTTGGTCTTCTTACATACTCTTTAGTTTTTAACCATAGGTCAACATGTGGTTCATAATTAGGATCTAAGGTTCCATATGAATTGTCATTAATTGGATTATAAACACTTGGGTTAATATTAATACTACTATTTAATGTAACTTCTACTTCTGTTATCGTATTGGTAGATGGTTCTATTACCCAAACTGATCTTCTGTCTGGATTGTATATAATTCTTGTACTACCAGAAGGTAAAGGAACTGTTTGAACCACTGCTCCTGTTGTTGGTCTAATTACACTAACACTATTTGATGAAAGTGATGATAAATAAACATCTCCGTCAAATTGATTTAATGCTAAATAACCATAGTTTGATACTCCAGTATTTATTGTAATGGCATCAGTAGATAGATTAAGAGATTTAAATGATGTTGATGAATCTGAAATGTTCATCTCACCTGTTAGATTATTAAATATAATATCATTAAATGGTTGTGTTGTTATTCCAGAAATTGACTGAGACACACCATTGTCAATTTTCCATAAACTAGAAGAACCATAAACATAAATAGCTTCATTAATAGGTTCATAGAATATTGAATTTGTTAATCCTGGTATACCATAAGTTGTTTGTATTGTTCTATTAGGATTTGATGAATTTGGTGGTAAGTATCCTGGTAAACTAGGACCTCCATTTATTCTAAGAGTTTGATTAGCATCTGTTATTACATACATATCACCTTCAAATTCATTAAATACCATCTTTCCACAAGATGTTGCAGATGGTGGAAAATTAAGTGATGATGTTCCTAAAGTCACAGCTAATGTATTTGTATAGTCCCAAATATCAATATTTGGACTATTATCATATGTTACATAAATATCACCATTGTTTGGATTGATTTCCATATCATGTGCGTTATTAGCAAGTGACATTGTTGCTACTAATGTATTTAGTAGAGGATCAACTACGAATATATTATTCTTTGATAAACAATAAAGATAGTTATTATATGAGTTATACTCTATCTCAATACTTTGAGTATTTCCAGGTAAATAGACTGTTGTTAAATAGCTAGTTATATATGAATCCATTACCGTTAAGTCATCTCCAAAAGCATAAATTGAATTAGATAACTGAACATAGATTAAGTCTACTAAGCCTGATGTTCCTGGATAACCTTGAAGATTATATGTGTTTAGTGTATAAGTATTTGGATTATATGTTAAAGTAAATGCTGATGGATCAAATGCTCCTATTTGATATGGTCCTGCTCCACTAGGAGTTGGTCCAACAATAGGTCCATCACATGCTGTTTGTCCATATCCAGTGTCAAATGCTAATGTGATAAATGCTGATGAATTACAAATTCCAGATGTTAATCCCCAGAATGGTCCCTGATAACTTAAATTTAAGACTTGTGGATCCAAAAATTGAATAACAAACTCTTGATTGTTATAAGGATGTATGGTATTATTAATAGAGAAAACCATTCCTGTTGCAAATCCAGCATCTTCAAATGATACTAAATCAGTAGGTAAAGATACCTCATTTGAGGTTATAAGTAAACCATCATTACCCTTTATTTTTTTAGTTATTGTGTAGTCTATAATACCTGGTATTGATAATTTGCCTGTGTTTATAGTGTAATCAAGTCTCCTATCTAATCTTTTAACATCAAATTTTAGTAAATTATTTATAGGTGTTACTAAAATTCCAAATGTTCTTAAATAGTCTCCGTGTTCATCAACCCATGCTGATAAAGTAGCCGGAATATCAGGATATTGTGAATATGATCCGGTTTGATATATTGTATTTTGACTAAATTCATCGTCATTTATAGTTAAAGTTAAAACTGGTCCAATAGTTGGTCTAGTATTAGTATAATCATTGTTACTAAAAAGAACTCTAGAGTGTTCAATATAATAATCAGCAGTTATCCCTACAAAAATATCATCTATTATTAAAGGAACATTCGGATATTGTGTTTGTAGTTTTATTGAGTTTACAAATGGTGAAAATATAGGACCCGTGTATTGTATATCAGCTATTATACCTAATCTTATTAGTTCTGTATAATGTCTAGCTAGCCAATTTCTAAGAGTTCTGTCAATTGTTCTTTGCATATCTAAAAGACCACCGCTGTATATCGCTGCTAATTCTTCTTGATAAACTTGTCCGTTTATAATAACTTTAAATCCATATTCATCTATATCTGTAAATACAATATTGACCAAAATATTTTGAGATATATCATAATTTAGTTCAGAGTTTACAGACTCTTCTACTTGAGTCACTCTCTCATATGTTTGTGTAACATTTCCTATTGAATATGTTGGTCCAATTTGATTTTGATAGAAATTTACTTCTGCATATTTACTCGGATATATTAAATCTGCCTTTAATTTATTATTTTCATAAAATAAATCAATATTAAATGACTTTAAATCATCTTTATATTTTTCAGCAGCAGATGCTAAAGTTGCTGCCGTGCTATATGTGAATCCATATCCAAAATATATTCTATCAGTTGTTAGGTATATTTGAGCACCTAGTAATATTTCAGGTGTTACTACTTGGTCTACTTTTATATAACTTATGGACGGTGACCAATATTCTGTTGTATATGGATCTACAAACTGAGTCGCTCCAGTAAAACTTTGAGTATAAGCTAATATACATTGATATATTTTATTATTCCAAAGAACTTGTGATTGAGTTCCGTAGAATGTTTCTTGTGTGTTTCCCGTAAATGTAGGAATATTAGCTATAGTAAAGAAGTTTTGATTTGTTGTTGAGCCTATTATTTTAAATTCTCTACCAGGTTTTAATATATCCGGAACACTACTAGAGAAGTATATTTTATTTTCTACACTTACTATCGGGTCCGCTACACTATTTATAGTTATATAAATATCATCTATTATTGTGCTACCACCTATAGATACACCATCTATAACAAATAAATCACCAACAGTATATTGTTTACCTATTTTATTTATTGTAACTGATGATACAACACCACCGGAAACTACAACATCAAATAATCCACCAGTTCCCGTTACGGAAGATGATGCGCCATTTGAAGTTAATGATGTATATGGTCCGTTAGCTCCTACATTTGATGTGTATGAGAATGTTAAAATCTCACCACCTGATGTTATTTGATTTGATACTTGGTTTATATTTAAACCACCATCATATATTCTTGGTAAATCTGTTTTACTAACAACCTCAATTATTATATCTTCACCATTCATTCCTGATGTGTAGTATTCAAAGTGTTTGTTATCTGTTAGTTCTTCTTCTTTTACTGTGTAAATCCCATCATTTAATTGTGAGTTTATTATATTTAATTTTTTCTTTTTATATAATTTATCATAAAATTGTGGTTCATTCCAATAAGAAAGATTATCACTATATAAACTATTTATATAATTATAAACTCCAATTCCATTTATTGCTGATATTGTTCTTCCTACATATATTGACTGATCGGAATATTGTGAAATATACATTGACTCAAATGTTGCATTATCAACAGAACTTATAATCATTACAGCTCCTTTTTTCGTTGATACAACGGTATAAGTTTGTGTAGGATTGTTGAACTCTAAAAATACTGAATCAAATCTAATTATACTACCTATTGGAAATTTCTTTTCAAAGTTATCACCAAATATCCATTTCGAATAAAATGTTGGATCATTGTTAATGGGTTCAATTCTATTAATACTTTGATTCTCATATTTGCTATTATAGAAAAACAATCCATATTCATTGAATAACTGGAATTTATTTAAGGTTAGCGTTCCAGGTAGTTCGAACTCAAATGATGGTATATTCTCCAACATATAAATTCCTAATGTTTTGAAAGTATCTGAAGAGTTTTCGTGAAAAAGTAAATCTCCTTCAAATCTATCTGTCGTATAGTTGTAGTTGAAATTTAAATAATCTCCTTCTTTGTTGAAGAATAATAGGTTTTTATGATTTGACATTTAATAATGTAAACTTTTACATATATATTAATTTATCTTTTCTTAGTAAGTGAATTTAATATATAAGAGTATGAAAATTAACAGATATAATCAATTTATCAACGAAGAGTTTTTTAAGAAGATATTTAATAACTCTAAGAAAAAGAACAAGACTACTAAACTTAGTAGAGTTGATTCTTGTGTTGTTAATATTTTAGACTTTCTATCTGAGAATGATGTTTATAACTGGAATCAATTTCTAAAAATGTCGCAATTTGATAGAGATGTTATTGATAAATTAATAGACTCTGAAGTTAATAATATGGATGAATTAAGAGAAGTTAGATTCAGACTTAAATTAGAATTAGGTGATAGAAAACAACTTATGGAATATAAAGATGAGTTGGAATCCGAAGAGGAATATGAAAAATGTGCTTTAATTGTAAAAAAATTAAGCCAAAAATAAATAATAAACTATGATACAAATTAAAAAATTTAACGAAACAAAAAAGGATGAGAAAGTCAAAGACCAAGAAGTTCTTTTTAATGTAGAGGTTTTAGCTGATAAAGATGAGAAGCCATCATTTAAAACAGAAGTTGAAGATCAAGAAAAGGTTAAAAAAGAATTTGATAAACTAAGAAAGATTAAAAATTTCGAAAACTTTACAATCGAAATCGAAGTTGGGGTTAAACCTGAAGGAGAAGAATTCTCACAAGAACCTCAAGTACCTACTCAAGAAGTTGGATGTGGATGTTGTGATCAATGTAATGGTCAAGAAGATTGTGGATGTTGTCAGGATTGTACTTGTAGTGGTGAAGTTGAAGAGGTTGAACAATCAAACCCAGAAAATGATGTTAAAGTTATGAATATTTCAGACTTTATAAATTCAATTGCTAATCAATAAAAAATATATAATTTATGAAGATTATAAAATTCACAGAATCTGTTAATGTATCAGAGTCTCTTAAATACCACCTAGAGAATAATAAACCTATTACTGAAAATATATTCAGACCAGGTTCAGAAGCTTTCTATGAAGTTATCAAAGAAGCTAGACAATTATTTGATTTAGGTAAAGTTAATCTATGTGATGTTGATAAAGAATTATATGAATCAACTGATATTGGTAAGTTTGGAATGTTCAATGGTGAACTAGTTCCTTTAGATTTACCTATGGAAAATATAGAAGAGATAAGAGAGGAAGCCGAATATAAAGGTAAAGATGTTAAATTAAATTATCCAATGCGTGGTGGTGTTAAAAAATACTATGTATATGTCAAGAGTGCAAAAGGAAATGTTAAAAAGATTTCTTTTGGTGATGTTCATGGTGGGTTAACTGCTAAAGTTAGTAATCCTAAGGCAAGAAAGTCATTTGCTGCTAGACACCAATGTCATTTAAAGAAAGATAAGACTAAAGCTGGATATTGGAGCTGCAGACTCAATAAATATGGTCATCTTTTTGGAGGACGCACTTATCCCGGTTTTTGGTAATATATGAAATACTTAAAAACATATCAATTATTTGAATCTACTACAAGTGAAAAATTATATCATGGTAACAGAAAAGGTGATTTTCCACCTGAAAAGAAAAGATTCGCAGGTGCTATATTTTTAACGAATAATTTAGACTTTGCTAAAAACTTTGCCTCACTTGATGAGAAAGATGAATTTCCTGATGCCTCTGTTTTTGAAGTTAAACTTAAATCTAATATTAAGTTATGTAATCTAATGGATATTGAAACAATGAAAGAATTAGATTTAGTTACAGTGATTCAAAAAATGATAGATAATAATTATATCGATGAGGTAAATGGTACTAAGTTTATCAAAGTTAGTAATGGTATGAAAGGATATAATCCGGACACAGATGAGGAATTTGATATAACAGAAAAAGAACAAAGTGTTTATCATTATCTATGGAGAGTAAAAAATGGAGCTTGGAGAGTTGTTGAGTCTGATCCAATTATCAATCAAATAAAGTCTAAAGGATATGATGGATTTTATGTAGTAGAAAGAGGTTCTAAAAATGTAGCAATATTTGATGAGTCTTTAATTGAAAATTTTAATAAGATTATATAATGTTACCATTTCAAGAAAATAAATTAAGTGATAACACTTTTATCAGAGAATTCAGTCAGATGGTCGATTCTGGTGAGTTTATGTGGCATCGTGATAGAGAAGATAGAATAATTGAGTCTATTGGTGAAACAGATTGGTTAATTCAAATTGACAATGAACTACCTAAAGAAATAAAAGGAGAAGTATTTATACCAATGGGTACTTATCATCGATTAATAAAAGGAACAAATGATTTAAAAATAAAGTTAACAAAAAACCCATCCTAAAGATGGGTTTTTTTAGTCAGATTTGACTTTATAATTTTCATTGTATATCTTAATGACTTCATCAAATTCATTTACAATTCCTGATTTGAAATTATCACTATCATATTTTTGTTTCAAGATATACTCTTTGATATAATCCTCGTATTCTAATTGAACAGATATTTCCATTCCATTTTCATCAAATTCAATGTCATTGGATTCATTTACTTCTTCACCATCTACTAATTCTTTAGTAATATCATCAATATACTCTACAGAAGCAAAATTACCTTTTTCTAACATCACTTCTAACTTTCTACGAAGCTTTCTATTACTAATTAAAAGATTGTTTGATATAGCTAAATCTATATAATCTTTAGTATCTTTTAACTCATCTAACTTATCAATATCTTCTTCGTTAACAACTCTGAATTTTTTAAATACTGGTGAATATGTATTTGGTTCAAAAGTAACTTTATCACTTGATAAATCAAGTATAGTTATACCTTTTTGATCACCCATATCATTCCTATCCATTTGGTAAGGAGATCCGATAAAAGAGAAGTTTTTGTTAGTTTGTCGAATGTGAATATGTCCTGAAAAAACGTGTTTGTATTTTCCAAAGTTATCAACATCGATTTTATCAGCATTTCTGTGAGCAACTGAATTTAAGTGCATTAAACATCCATTTAAATCAGAGTGACAGAAAAGATAATCACCTGGATTACTATCAATTTCTTTAATCATATCTAATCTCTTTTCTACCCAAGGCATAAGAATCAATTTTTGACCATCTAAGTCAATAGATGTTGTTTGTGTGTAAACTGACACATTTGGAACGTGATTGAATAACCTAACTGAGTTTATATCATTAGATCCTTTATTCCAAAGGTCGTGATTACCTACTATAATATGTAGTGGTAGTATTTTAGATAGCTCTATAAGTATTTTCTCTGCCTTATATGATGCAATGATAGGAATAGATGTTCTATTGTCGTATAAGTCACCACAATGAATAAGAATGTCTCCTGGTTTTGAATTTTCTTTGATGTATGGGATAAAAGAGTTGTAGAAGTAATCTTCCATCATATCTAACCATTTATCTAGGTTATTTAGATATACTCCAAAATGCCAATCGGTTGTAATAAAAACTTTCATTAAAAACGTTTTCTTTTTATATGAAATTATTCTGAAATTGTTTCTTTTCTTCTAGCTTCTCTAGCGCATTTCTCACATCCACTTCCAGCATATAGATGAGCATTTGGTGTTTGTTCAAATTCTCCGTGTATTGGGCATATTATTTTAACTAAACTTCTACAATTTTCATATACTGTTAAGTCATAGTTGTACTTATAGTTATGTTTAATATTTGATTTTTCTACAAAGTCTTTATTTCCCTTGTTTCTTCTATTAAGTGACTTTAGTTCTTTTATTATGGCATTTTCTTTTGACTTGCAATTTTTGTTACAAAACTTTCTATCTGGTCTACCCCAAACAATTTCTTTATTACAGTATCTATAATTACAATTCATATATACTATTTATTAAATAGTGGAAATGGCATTTTTTACAACATAATTTTCAAAATAGAGATAAAGGAAGTAAAAATTAAAATATATAACTTATAAAAAATAATTAAAAAAAATATGCCATTACCACATTATACACAGTTGATAAATGTAGGATCTCCAGGTGGACCTGGAACATTTCCGGATGAAGTAGTTTACCTTAACTTATTTGAGGTGACATTCGTTTTACCTACAATTTTGGTTGCTCAAGGGAGAAACCCAGTTTTGTTATTACAAAACGCACTTAATATTGATATGAACTTAACTCAATTTGACGTTGGTATCAAAGAACAAAGATTCAAGTATTCAACTCGTCAATTTTTGACAACTCCAACTAAAACCGCTGGTGAATTTAACATTAAATTCAATGTTAACGTAAATCAAGCAGGTTCGATGGAGGTATGGAATGCTTTGAAAGCTTGGTACGATTTAGTATTCAATTCTCAAAATGGTTCATTACACTATAAGAGTGATATCATTGGTACAGTTATCGTTAATCAACATGATAAAAAAGGTGTTGTATTAAGACGTGTTACTTATCAAAACGTACAAATCAAACAATTAGCTGGTTACGCACTTGACTGGTCTTCTAATAACATTATGGAGAATCTTCAAGCTGACTTTATCTATGACTACTTTATTGATGAATATATTGATAATGACTTTACAATTACTAATCCACTAGTTTCTGGATATGGTCAATAACATTTAAATATTAATTAAAAACCATCAATAAAAATTGATGGTTTTTTTATGCCTTTTTGTTGCATAAAAAAACCCACCGAAGTGGGTTTTTATTTTAATTAAAATTTGGGTATGTTACTTGAGAAACTAGATGCGTTTTTCATCATTGAGTTTGCGTCGAAGTTCGGCATTCCTTTTGATTGTTCTCCTTCTTGTTTCTTTTTCTCTGAATCTTCCTCTTCTATGATTTCGTTTACCAGTTTTATGTTTTCTTCAAACATCCAAAATGGCCACTCATCCATTGATATTTCTTGAGTTTTGAAATGTTTTTGTAGCAATAACTTATTCTTTAATATATGCTTCAAAGGCATCGTGAATAATGAAAATACCTGAGGCTCCGTTGGGAAATTGCATATCTGTGTGGACCTCCTCACCACACGTACAGGTTTTCTTCAATTCCTTGATACCAAAAGTCATTTTACTTACAGCTGCGTTTAGGAATTGGAATGAAATATCATCTATTTCTTCAAACTCTTTAAGTTTAGCTTTGATTCCTTCATATGTAATTGTAGTTCTTCCACCTAACATAAAAGGAATAATCTTTAAGAAAGAAAGATTTGGAGTTCTTTTCTCATTATTCTCTCTTAAGATATAATCTGTGAAAGCTTTTTGAAGACCAATATTTGGTGGTGTTAATTCAAAGTTTCTTCCGTTTACTGTAGAAAAGTGATATGTTCTATCAGATAAACTGAAATATCTATCCAATTTTTCATCAACATCATGGAAAGTAAAGTTTTCTCTTTTAAGATCAATTGATAATTCAGTAGAACAAACTCCACATTTCGCTGGAATTGTTAATGTATTTCCTTGTTGGAAAGTAAGTTCTCTTATTAAGAATAGTAAATATAATCTATCTTGGTCTTTCACTTCTAGATAAGAACCTATTTTACCATCTGAGTATTTAATTCTTACACAAGATTGTAACATATCATTCATTTTTTCTACTATATCATAAAAGTTATTATCATCAACCATTGAATATGCTTGAATTTCTCTTACTTTTGCTGGTCTTACCATAAATAGTGTGCCAGTTGGGTAGAAATCACCACAAGGTAACTCTTCAATATTGAAGTTAAAATACTGAAGGTCAGTTGTTCTTGTATTATCAACTTTTGGTTGAGCTACAAACGGGATATCAGAGTTTTGTGAGTTATTACTTGAGCTATCTATACCACTAAGATGTTTCTTAAGGTATTCTTCTTCACTCATTTCGTTTTCATTAGACATATTGTGTAATTATTTTTTATTTTATTATATATTAGTATTCGTTCTCTCTTCTGTTTTTTGAACAAATATATTTTTATCGTTAGTTTTATAACTAAAAAAGAGTAGAAAGTTTAACTATTTTAAAATAAAAAAACCAGATATTTCTATCTGGTTTTTTTATTTTTTATTATTTATTATCCATTCATGAAACCACCTGCGTTGATTGCTCCAGTTCTAAGAATTGTAATGTTATTCACAATTATTCCCATACCTTTGATTGGTTCAACATATGTATCAAGGACACCAATTTGGTTATCGATAATCTCATTAGTGTTATTTTCCTCATCCATTTTATTGAAGTAGTTAAATAAACCATTTCTAGAAACGTAAGTCTCACAAATTACGTCAGCTCTAAGTTTAATCTCAGCTCTAATATCAGGTGTATTAAATTTCCATTGGAAGTCTAATAACATACTTGATAATTCTCTTTCAAGTTCGATAAGGACCTCTCTAACGTGAATGTAAGAAAGAGCTGATTTGTAAAGTGTTTGAGCTGTGTTTTCAGTCTCAATTACATTTCCTCTATTTCTCTTGAACACGATAGGGTTCATTTGAGCTTGGTTAATATATTCGATATCAGTTAAAGTAAAATCCATTTCAGTTTCCACGATGTTAGTGATTCTACCATTAGTAACACCCGCTGCAATTGTCCAAGGAGTTATACCACTTGCATTTGAGTTTTGTTTTCTCATATATGTAGTTGCTACCCATGCTGCTGGTGGAACATCAACTGGTCTACCATTATCATTTGTAACTACATACGGCATAAAGTAACCAACACAAGTTGAACCTGCTCCGTCACCGAATGAGTAAAGGAATGCTGGTGAACTTTCAGGGTCTCCTCCACTCGCTACATACTCTAATTGTAAAACTCCTTCAGAGTTAACAAAAGATGGAGAAGATGAGTTTTTGAATGACTTCATCGAAGGCATGTTTAAGACACCAAATGCGTCTAATCTATCACCACATATATCAACCAATTGTTGTTTAGATCTTTCAGTCAGACCAAGTCCAAATGAATCTATTAAATATCTAAAGTCAATTGCTTCTTTATTAGTTACTGCTTTGAACAATGGTGTTCCTTTAGCAACTAAGTTAAGAATAGAGTTTTGTCTAGCTTCAGTTCCATCAGGTAAAGATGCTTGTCTAATTCTAAATCCTTTAAGAGATATTGCCTTGTAAGTTGTTGCGTAATTGTCAACAGAAGTATATCTTGTAGCTTGTAATGCTGAACCACTATAACTTGTTGCGATTCTAGAGTCACAAGTGATTTCAACTAAAGTAGGATCTCCACTATATTGTCTTTTAGAAAGAATTCTTGTAAGTTTTCTTGGGACTTCACCAATTGCTAATAAACTTGAGTCATAGTATGCTGATAAGAAGTCACCAACTCTTACTTCAGTGTATCTTGTTCCTGTTACAAGTATCTTATTAGGTACTTGAATATATCCAGCTGGTAATTCAACTTCGATTGTTTGTTTGAAGTTTGATTTAGCTGATTGAATAAAGAATGTATTATTTGATGTTACATCTACCGGCTCAGTTGCTGTGAACGTTTCATCTTTGAACTCAACTTCTAAAACTCCATCATTATCTAAATACATTTTTAAGTAATGTTTGATATTGTAATCAAATATAGTATTTACATTAAATAATTCTTCATATACTACTTCTTCAGTTACTCCATATGCGTAGTATCCAGCACCATATCCAAGGTCTGAAGCTAATGACGAATCGGTATCTATGATAGTAAATGTACCCGTATTCTTTTCTGAATTAGGAACTATAAATTGGTCATAAGTACCCCATGCTGGGTCAACTGAACTTTCAATCACTACATAATTATTTCCAGCGAATGAAGAAGTAGGTCCCATATTTGTTCCACCATTTGTATTATCTTCACCATCAATGAATATTACATTTACTGTATCTCCAACCGCAAATGGTGGAGCGATTGTAATTTTATTTGAGTAGAAGTAATCTCCTGTATTAATTATTCCATCAAAGTATCTTGAGTAGAATTTAGAGTATCTACCAACAACACCATTAGTACCTGTTGGTTGTGCTTCTTTTGTAGATACAGAATCAGTACCAAGGATAAACTCGTTATCTACTGTGTAGAATGATAAGTAACCTTTCAATACATCAGCTAATTCAACATTAGTTAAACCAGTGTTTAATACAAATGATTTGTTTGATGTTGTTGTTGTTGCAACAATATCAGTTATAGTCATTGATGAAAGACTTACTTTTCTATATCCAAGATTTGGACCTAAACATATAGACATTTTATCTTTATTAGATGAACTAATTAGGTCAACTAATTTATAGAACATCTTAAATCTTCTATATTGTTTGTAGTTAGCTGGTGATGCAGATGTGTTCGTGTTTTGGAACTCAACTTTAATTGAACCTGCTGTACTTTGTGTTGCGATAAAATAATCATCTGTAATTGATGTTCCAAATTTGTAATCAACAAAACCTGATGTTGTACTACTTGTTCCAATATTTACTGGATTTATTTTTACAGATGTTGGGATAATTTGTTGATTTATCATACTAAATGTAGCGTATCCAAGAACGATGTCACTTAAAGCAACCGTTGGATTCGCTGGTGTTCCTGCTGGACTACCAACCAAATTACTTGTTACTGAAATCTCACCTGTTGAATCAAGTGTGAATACAGATGCAAATGTTAATTGTGATCCTGAAAAAGCATAATCACTAGCTGTTATTACTAATGATGTTGTTCCAGAAACAGGAACTTCTTTATCACCAATTACAGCAAATGCTCCAGATGCAACATTATATGATATAGATATTGATGCAGATGCTGCTGAAACTGTTGAGTCTTGAACAACATTATGAACATAATTCTCACCAAACCAAGAAGTTCTATTATCGAAGTTACTAGCATCTATAACACCACTTGATACAGGACTATCTCCTGGTAAACTTGAGTCAAATGCGTGTGGAAATTGAACATAACTAAAACTACCACCTAAGACAGCTGTTACGTTACCTGGTAAATCAAGAGGAACTGCTGTAATCTCAATTGATTCAGCTATAGTTTCTTTATAAGATAAGAATTCAATATCAGTCTCATTCTCACCAGCTATTGTATTACCAACTAAGTCTAATAAACCATTGTAATAGTCTGTTTCAACTAAATCAGCATTGAATGAACAGAATAATCCAGTTCTATCAGTATCTCTGTTAATTGTAGTTTCAATAAATATGTTTGTTCCGTTTGAATCTCTAAAATATGGAATCAATGACAATCCTTCGTAGTATGCTAACAATGTAACATTTCTATCATTAGCGAAAGATCTTAATTGAGTTTTAACTAAACCAGATGCGTTAAAGTAAGCACTCCATCTTGTATCAATTGCCAATTCTTGATAATTTGACCAGTCACCACTAACAACGATAACATCAACTAAATAGTCAGATGCGAAGTCATTAGCATTAACATATGCTGGAAGTTTTTCAATAGAACCATACCATTCGATTAATGTTCTATCAAATCCAGTTCTAGCACTTTTTACTACAAATGCAGTAACATACTTATCAGATAAGTTTGTTAAGCTGAATGCTCTTTCAGAATATCCAACATTACTTTTTGTAAGATTCATGAAAGACTCAGCGTCTCTTTTCCAGAATCCAGTAGTATCAAAGAATCTTCTATAAGGTCCTTCTCTTTCTATATCATTTACATATCCTGAAGATGCTGATAAAGATTTATATTCAATTAAATCTAATGTATCATCTGTAGTTAAAAGATTGATAGCGAAAACAGGAGATGACTCTAACATCTTAGCTATTGTTCTGTGGAAAAAAGAACCTTTTCTTTCTAAACCTCTGTCCAATTGACCAAAGATAGATTCAAGATCACCTGTAGTAGTTAATCTAATAGGAGTATTAACTGGTCCTTTTTTAGACACACCAATTACCATGTTAGTAATTCCCTCTACTATTGGGCTACTGATAATTGAATTGTCAAATTCTTCTATGAAGATTCCTGGTCTTTTGTATTTTCCAATTTGAATTGCCATATTATTTATAATTTTTTTTATGTTATGTAGTATATATAAAACTTAAAAAACGATATTTTTTCTATTTTTGAGTTTCTGAGGATATTTTTTTAATATAATCCATCATTTCTTTTTCTACATTAGACATTTTTGTATCAAGAGCCTTTTGAGCATCTGAAATATCTTTAACTAATGATGATATAGTAGTAGTTTTAGTCGATATTCTTGTATTTATATCGGTTAACTTTTTACTAACAGCAGCTTTTGTACTAGTTTCAGTTGCTAAACTTAATTCTTCTTGAAAATCATCTTTTGATATTTTATCCTTAGTTATATCTTTTTGAAACTTATCTACTTTTCTTTTAAGATTAGCTACATGTAAATATTCTACTAAAAAAGGATTCCTATCTTTTTCTGGTAAAGTGTCAGTCTTACCAACAATTCCATCTACAGCCGATTTTAAATCAATGTCTGTTAGAGCTGTTAGGTAAGCTTTATCTAGTAAAGGTTTCTTCGTCTTATAATCAGTAAGATTTTTCTTTAATGTTGATAATTTTTCCTTAGACATTTTTAAATCAGGCTCATCAGTGATATTTGTTTCAAAATCAACTTCCTCATTAAATAGTTTGAATTTTTTTAAGTGTCTCATTATTTAAAGCTTGTTGAGTTTATTTCTGGTATTTCTCTTAGTAACTTAGAGAAAGGTGTTTTAAGTTTATCAGTTTCCGCTTTTGATAGTTTATATCTATTATTTGATGGTACTTCACCTTCTAATTTTATTAGAGTTATTATCTCACTTGGTGTTATCTCATCTCTAACTCCTCCTTTTTCTTCTCCACCACCAACTACAATTTTAGATTCATCATCTTTTGATAATCCTATTCCAGTTAATGTTTTCTTATTGGTATTTGCAATTCCACCTGATACATTTATCAATGTTTTTATAGCTATCTTTGCACCATATATTGACCATGGTAATCCATTTGAATTTGTTTCTGTTGTTACATTATTTCCAAGTTTAACGTCACCATCTTTTGAATTATAGTTACCTTTTGGTGCTCCTCTAGATATTGAATTTTTGAATTTTCCAAATCCATTACTAAATAAAACATAAGCAAAGTCACCATCTATACTTTGTATGAAAAAGAAAGTATATTCGGATGATGTTTTGTCTTTTATAGCAAAAAATGTTCCTACCAATTCCTTAGCTTCGGTGTATGGTATCAGAGTTTTTACAAACCTAATATCAATTGGTTTTGGCATACTTCCAGCAACTGTGCTAATTTCATCCATCTCAGCTGTTCCTTCATATGCTATGTCTTTTTCTATATTTGCTGGATCTTTATATCCAAAATATTTATCTAAGAATTTTGATTGTGGACCACCACCATCTTTACTCTTAGTAAAGAACTCATCACCTTCTAACATATCTCTCATAAATTTACCTAAGTTAGATCCAGCTCTGTCGATATATTCATCACCAACTTTCATTCTTGTTCCAACATTAAATATAGGTTGATATTTTTTCTCTTTAAGTATATCCATCACAGCATCATACCATTGATCAAATAACTTATTATTTCTATATGGTCCTCCTCCTTCACCTGCATTTGCTGGTGATCCTGAACCAAAACAAGTATATTCCATGTATGTTTTGTTAGATACTTTACCACCACTTCTTCCAGTTGGTATGACTTGTGTTGTGTGTATTCTATAAGATCTATTAAATATTTTACATATTTCTAATACAGGATCAATACTACTTATTGTAACAGAATCTTTTTTCTCAGCAAGTTTTTTATCTAAGTTTATTCTTATTTTTTCAACCTCGGCTTTGTCCATCATCCACTCTTTTAAGTCCATATTTTGGCCCCACCAGTCTTGTATCTTTGTTATAAAACCTGATTTAGGTCTATCTCCGACCTCACCTGATTTATCTTCTTTTTTATCCTCTTTTTTATCCTCAGGTTTATCTTCTGTTATTTGAGCTTCATCGGCTTCAAATACTTTCATAAATAGATCGTATTTTTTAATAATACTTTCTTTTTTATCTTCGGGTTTATTTGATTTTTCAGTTGATTGTTGTTTTCCAAACTGAAGATTATAATATAAAGCACCTTTCATTGTAGTGTTAAAGATAGCTAACTCATCTTGTAGTTCTTTATCAAGTCCTTCGAATTTACCATCTTCTTTTGTTTTTGATACTATATAAAGTTCAGCCATTCTTTTACCCAAATCTTCAGGCCTAGCCAATAAAGCATTTATATCATTCTCAGAACTAGCTATATCACCAATTTTTGTAATTTTGGCAACTGTTTGATATACTTTTTTAATTGGGTTTTTATATTGGTCATTCTTAAGTGCATTTATATCCTTTTTAAGAAAATCATTTATACCTTCAATTTGAGACCCCTTTTCTTTTGGTGGCATTATTTGAGCAACTACACCATGTAGTGATTTTATTAAGTTATAAACTTTACTATCTGACTTTGGTGGAGCTGGTGGTACTGGTGGAGTAGCCTCGTTAATTGAGTAAA